TAGATGGTATTTGTTTTGTTGACAAAGTATCACCGTTGAAGTTAAACTTAGCTATGAAGAAACTTAGGAAAATAAAATAATGATTGAACCCAGCCAAAGCCTACAGAACATTTTTGAAAGTTCCGTAAACACCGCCAAAGAACTTCATCATGAGTATATTACTATAGAACATGTGGTCTATGGTATTCTCTGTGACAACGATTCATATGCGCTATTAGAAAGTTTTGGAGCAGATGCTAAATTCATTAAAGCCAATCTAGAACATTATTTAAAAAATAATCTCAACGATATTAAACTTAATAATCCCAAAGCAGATTTTAAACCTAAAAAAACCAACTCAGTGGAACGTGTGCTAAATCGTTGTTTTACACAGGTACTGTTTAGTGGTCGCCAGCGTATGGAAGTTGCTGATGTTGTTATTAGTGTGCTGTCGGAAAAGAATAGCTTTGGATTTTACTTCTTACAAAAAGGCGGAGTGACTAAAGAAAAGTTTGTTAAGTATTTCCAAGAGCATGTTGTAACTGAAGAAATTGAAGATGCTGAAGAGCATCGTGTTGTTAACTCTGGCCAATCGGATCGTATTTTGAATCAATTCTGTACTAACTTATCATTAAAAGCAAAACAAAGAACAATTGATCCTGTGATCGGTCGTGATGACGAACTTGAAAAAATACAGCTAGTATTAGCTCGTCGTAACAAATGTAACGTGCTTATGGTTGGAGATCCCGGTGTAGGCAAGACTGCTATTGCAGAAGGCCTTGCTCGTAAAATCTTTGAAAAGAAAGTTCCTAAGTTTATTCAAGATCACCAAGTCTACACTTTAGATATTAGTTCATTGCTGGCTGGCAGTAAATATCGTGGTGACTTCGAAGAACGTGTTAAAGCAGTGTTAACCGCTCTAGAAAAGAAAGGTAAAATTATTCTTTTTATTGACGAAGCACATATGATGCAGGGTGCAGGTGCTGCTAATAACAGTAGCAACGATATGGCTAATATGTTAAAACCTATCCTTACCAAAGGTGTTATTAAACTAATGGCGTCGACTACCTGGGAAGAATATCGCAAACACTTTGAAAGTGATCGTGCCCTAATGCGTCGATTCCAGCGTGTTACCATTGATGAACCTACACCAGACATGGCTGTTAAGATTCTCAAAGGTATTAAAAAGTATTATGAAAAACATCATAATGTAAAAATTTCAGATGCTGCTATTGATCAAGCTGTAAAACTTTCTGTAAAATACATGGCAGATAAAAAACTTCCAGACAAAGCTATCGATATTTTAGATTGTGCAGCCGCTCGTTATAAACTTAAAGATGATGAGGGCATGGAAGGTATAGAACAGATTGTTGACATTGAGCAAGTTACATACGAGTTATCTAAAATGATCAATATGCCTTTGGAAACCGTAGCACAGAAAGAAAGTAAAAATCTTTCCGATCTCGAAGGAGGAATGAAATCTGCTGTGTATGGACAGGACAAAGCAGTAGAAACACTGCTTGATAAAATCTTTGTAGCGCAGGCGGGTATGAAACACCCTAACAAGCCTATTGGCAGCTTCTTGTTCTTAGGTCCAACGGGCACTGGTAAAACAGAAACTGCTCGTGCTCTAGCAGATAAGATGAGCATGGAGTTAATACGCTTTGACATGGGCGAATATCAAGAGAAGCATTCGGTAGCAAGACTTATTGGTGCTCCTCCAGGATATGTAGGTTACGAGGACAATGCTGGACAACTAATTACCAAACTACAGGAACATCCTAACAGTATCTTGTTGTTAGACGAAGTTGAAAAAGCACATCCAGATGTTATGAATATTCTGTTAGCATTTATGGACAACGGTTTTATTACTGGATCAAATGGCAAACAAGCAGACGGTCGCAACACTATTTTGTTAATGACATCAAACCTCGGTGCTCGCGATAACGAAAACAATACTATTGGATTTGGAGAGTTAGCCAAAGATGGCGAGGATGATAAAGCAGTTAAGAAGTTTTTTGCTCCTGAGTTCCGTAATCGTCTAGACGCTATAATTAAATTTAGTAATCTTGGTCAAGAAACAGTTATTCAAATTGTTAAGAAGTTTGTAGGTGAACTTAACACACAACTTAAAGACAAAGGTATTGAAATTGTATTAAACAATACAGCAGCAAAGTGGTTAGCTGAAAAAGGTTACGATCGTAAGATGGGTGCAAGACCGTTAGCAAGATTAATCGATAACAAGATTAAGAGCCCGTTAAGTCGCAGAGTGTTATTTGGCGATCTAGTTGACGGTGGACGTGTTAGCATAGATATTGCCGACGATGATCTAACATTTACAGTCAGTGAGATTCCTAAGCCGTTAACTAAAGAAGAGAAAAAAGCATTACGAGCTCAGCGAGCTGCAGAAAAAACAAATGAAATCACAGAAAATCAAACTGACCAGTAGAAAGTTCTACGGTAAATGGTTGTATAAAATTAGCCTGCGGCAAGCAGGTTGTGCTATCTTTCGAAATTATAAATTTGATTATATCAAAGATTTATGCCAAGGCGACCTTGATTCAGTAAGATCTTATTCTATTCATCAAAAAGCCTACACTAATCGAGAAAACATTCTTAGACTCTGTGAAATTTTAGAAAAATATGATCCTAAGATATGGACCAAGCGTATTGAAAATTCTAATCTAGATTTATACACCAATGATCTCGAGTTTTATCAAAATTTATCTAAAGAATTTCAAGATGCAGTAGTGCATCAGTTTGAGCCAGATCCCGCTACTGTTGATCTATTAACTAACTCTGCGTCTGCTGTGGCTGTTAAAAAACTACCGCATGATAGATATCAATACCGTGTCTATCTATTACCTCATAAAATGGCTGGCGATCGAGAGGGCAAACAGAAATACATTGATTGGTTAAAAAATCAAGGCGATCGAGTTACCTGTACTCCTGCTGTAGAAAATTGGTTTATTAAGACCGACTGGAATTGGGATCGTAGATATATTCTAGTAGAAAACGAATCCATGCTGTTAATGCTTAAATTGCGTAATAGTGAGGTTGTTGGACGAATTTACAATTATGTATTAAGCGATAAATAACAGATGAGCTTCGAAACCCTTAATTTATTAGAAAATATAACAGTTAATTCTGCCTACGGTAGAGACTATAATGCTGGATCTGACGCAGATACTGTATTTTACTCCAATAAAAACAAAGGAGCTGGGTATCACAAAAACGGAAACGGTGTTCATACTGTATTGTTCCACACCGAAGGATTTATTGGTACAATTACTATTCAAGCTACTTTAGAACTTTATCCTAATAATCAAGACTGGTTTAATGTACACACTGAAACATTTGCATTAGATAGTTCAAATTCTGCACGCAGTAGTACAATTACAGGAAAATTTGTTTATATTCGTGCTGCTTATCATATCGAAGATGGTGAAATTATTAGCGTCCGATATAATCACTAAGTTGTAATCAACGATAAATATAGTATCAAATCATGAGAGATACTATGAGAGACCTTTTATCAAAATTAGACGGCATTGTTAGCGAAACAGCATTACAAAGTCAAGATGACTTAGATGCTAAACGTAAAGCTCTACAAGATCTACAAATGGATCCTAATTCTAAAGATCCAGAAATTTCGCAGGCAATTATGCAACGCAAAGCTGATCTCGAACGAGAAGCCAAAGCCAAGGGGTTTAGTGAATCTTTTGAAATTGGTGACGAGTTTGGTATTAGCTTTTCAGAAGATCACGAAATTTCTACCACAATCGTAGACATCCTAGAAGACGGCATTGTCATCGAACTAGATGATGCTGCTTTAGAAATGCTAACCAACGAAGGATTAACATTCTTAGAAGGCGAAGTAGTCACTGAAGAAAAACAAAAAGGTGTTGATGGCAAAGCCTGTTGGAAAGGCTACAAGCGCATGGGCACTAAACAGAAAGGCGGTAAGACTGTAGACAACTGTGTTAAGATGGGTGAAGATTTAGAAGAAAGCGGTCTACAATATTACACAGGTAAAAAGAAATACGGTAAAGATGGTATGACTGCATTGGCACAAGCTGGCCGTGATGGTGCTAATCAAGAAGAGCTAGGTAAAATTAAAGACAAGTATGCCAAAGAAGATCACGGTCCGGAGAATCCAGACGCTGCTGTAAACTATGGCGAGTACGATCGTGAAGGCGATATGGCCAAAGACGACCTAAGAACTATCAACGATGCTGCCAAAGAGTTGTATTCTATATTAGATGCTGATGAAAATCTTCCAGAGTGGGTTCAATCAAAGATTACCAAAGCTGTTGATTACCTAGACACTGTTAGGGATTATATGAAGTCTAACAAGTATGAAGAAGATGCGCAGACTAACGAAGCAGAGTATCAAGGACGCAAAGTACAGCTAGGCAAGAAAATGCCGGGCGATGTTAAGAAGTCAAAAGTATATGTAAAGAATCCGCAAGGTCGTGTTGTCAAAGTAAACTTTGGCGATAAGAAAATGCGTATTAAGAAATCAAATCCAGCACGTAGAAAATCATTCCGTGCTAGACACAATTGTGCAAACCCAGGTCCTCGCCACAAAGCTAGGTACTGGAGCTGCAGGAGCTGGTAATGTTATTACACGAGATGTTTAGTCCCATTGGGGCTCCTAAAAATGATCAACAAGAAGTTGATTGGTTAGATGATCTGCATTTTTTTATTGACAACAATGATAAAATGTTAAATCAATATTTCTTTCCTGCGGTAAAAAGACACAAAGAGCATCTCGGTAATCCAAATGTTTTTAAAGTTTATATTAGGCCAGTTGAGCGTTGTCTAAATCACTATTGTGAAAAATACGACATTGACAATCGTGCAGAAAAGTTTCCTAAAGAAAAAATCATCGAGTTAGCTAAAAGATTTGCCGAAGAGCAAACAAAGTTTTTAGAAAAAGGCGACTATGCTTCTTAACGAGTTATTCGAACAAGAAGGCAAACATGTCACTTTCTGTTTTGGAAGGATGAATCCCCCTACTATTGGTCACGAACAAGTTTTTAAAACCATGGCTAGCCAGGGCGGAGACTATAAAATTTTTATCAGTCAAAGTCAAGATCGAAAAGAAAACCCACTAAGTTATTCGGATAAAATTAAGTTTATTAAGGCCATACATCCACAATATGCCGATGCTGTAGTAGAAAATTCTACATTGAATACTGTAGTGAAGGTGGCAAGTTATTTGTATGATCAGGGTTATCGTAATGCTACTTTTGTAGCAGGCAGTGATAGATTAGACTCGTTTAAAAAATTGTTATCTCAATACAACGGTGTAGAAGGTAAAGCACACGGATACTACAAGTTTGATGTATTAGATTTTGTAAGTGCAGGTGAGCGTGATCCAGACAGTGAAGGTGTTAGTGGTGTGTCGGCCAGCAAAGCTCGTGCTGCCGCAACTAATAATGATCTCAAGGCATTTAAAGCAGCCACAGGTGCTGGAGAAATAGCTAGTAAGATGTTTGCCGCAGTAAGACAAGGAATGGGAATCAATGAAAGCTAAAGAATTTATACCAGCTTCTAAGCCACGTAACTTTGTAGCTAAGAATCAAAAGACTGCTGGTGCCGGCGCACACAAAGATATGAAGCGTGCTGAAAAACAAGGCAATGTTAAACACAAAAAAGATCTTGTTCCTATGGAAGGCTGGAGCGACGCAATGGTTGCTCGAAGAACAGGCCAACCGCGTACTCCTTACTCAGTTTATATCAAGGGCAAGAAGTGGAAAGACTTTGAAAATGACGATCATGCAGAAGCCGTGGCGAATAAATTAAAGGCTAAGTTTAAGGCAGACGGTCGTGATCCAAGTGTTATTACTATTGCTCCTACAGAGATTATTACCGGAGAAGCTAGTGCTTTAGAAAAGTTTCGAAAAGCAGCAGACGAGCGTGAAAAGAAACACGATGCTGCTGAGAAAGAAATGAAAGCTCGTCATGCTTCAGGTAAAGAAGATATGAAAGGTAGCATTGATCGTTTAGAAAAACACTTGAATAATAAGTAATGGACGAGTTAGATCAAATCAAGAAGTTAGCAGGTATTAATGAATTTCGAGGTTACCAACCTTACGGTGGTAGTAATATAAGTATTACTGGCAACGAAAAAGGCGAACTAATGAAAAAACATAATATTAAACCAGGTACAGATGAATGGTTTAAATTGTGGTTTAGTTTACCTTACCTTACAGGAGAACGTCCGGTATGATTAAAATTACACCATCAGCAAAAATTAAAATACAAGATCTGTTATCAGAAGAAGGCAATCCAAAATTATCACTGCGCACATTTGTTCAAGGTGGCGGCTGTAGCGGGTTTAGCTACGGATTTACTTTTGACGATGTAACAAACGAAGATGATTTTGAAATTGACATTGGCGCATGGAAAATACTAGTTGATGCTATGAGTATGCAGTATCTACAAGGCGCAGTTATTGATTACAAAGAAGAAGTTATGGGCAGTCAATTTATTATACAAAATCCTAATGCTCAATCAACCTGCGGCTGCGGAAGTAGTTTTTCAGTATGAACCCAAACGATTATCCAGTGTATCCAGAAGATGACGGGTACGATACTCCAAAGAATCCTTACAGTCCAGTATGAGAGCCTGTGAATTTATAGTAGAGCGTAAAAAGCGTAAGCGTAAGCCTCGTTGGGCTGCTTATGGTCCGGGTCCTTACGGTGGCTACGGCTATGCTTCAGGATACAGCGGAGCAGTAGGTGGCGATAGTGGTGGAGGGGTTGGTGAAAACTTTGCAGATGGAAAAAAGCCCGGACGTAAAGGACTAGCTAAACGTTCAGGTGTTAACACTAAAGCATCGGTTAGCAGTCTAAGAAAAACTGCTAAAAATAGCTCGGGTGAAAAAGCTCGTATGGCACACTGGCTAGCTAACATGAAAGCAGGTCGTGCCAAAAAGAATAAATAGTATACTATGAAAATAAGAGATATTTTAGAATCAGCAACAGCAGGTGCCACTTCATCAGGTAGTATTGCTACCGTGGCTAATCCGCATATTAGCCCAGGAAAAGCTCGTGGTAAAAAGAGCTATATAGGCGAGCCCGGTGGTCCAGGTGGGTCTAAAGCACCTCCGCAGCCCAAAGTGAATCAGCCTAAAAAGAAGGATGGCACTGCCGTAAACGCATTGGATATGAAAGCCAGTGTGTTTGGTGAAGGCAACGCGATTAAAAGATAAATAACAATACGAACCCCAAGGACTCGAACATGGACTTTAAATCAATTATTAGCAAGATCAGCAGTTTAAACGACGAAGTTAAAACTATTGCTGCACCAGAATTACCACAGAGTGTACAACTTAATGAAGATGCACAACTTCGTGTTTTAAGCGGTCGTACTACTTACGTTGCTGAAGCTAAAAAGCAAGCTGAAGAAAAGAAAGACGAAGAAGTTAAAGAAGAAATGAAAGTAGGCGATACCAAGAAAACTGCCAAAGGCGGCACAGTTACTAAAACTGAAAAAGGTATCACACACAAAGCCGGTCCTGGTAGCTACGGTGGTTCCGACGATAAAGACACAGACCCAGATGCTGATGATGACGCACCTAAGGGCAAGAAAGGTCGTAAGCGCAGTAACGAAGCTATCGACACAGAAGCGTTCAAAGGCAAGTTTGCCAAAATGGTAGAAGCCAAGAAAGACGATAAAAAAGACGACAAAAAGAAAAAGCCAATGAAGGAAGGTGCTAAGCCAGACTTCTTAGACATTGACAAAGACGGCGACAAGAAAGAGCCTATGAAGAAAGCTGCTGCTGACAAAGGCGACAAACCAGCTGCCAAGAAAGGTATGAGCGCCAAGCAAGAAAAGTTTTTTGGTAAAAAGAATGAATCAGTAAAAGCTTCTAAGAAAGTAGTTGCTGAGTCAGTCGAAACAAAATTATCTTTTAAACAGATGGTACAACTAGTACAAGAAAGCGGCGGACAACAACAGATTGATCCCAAAGACAAAGAATTGTTTAATTGGGCATCACGTGTTGCTGCAAGTAAGTTAGGTGAAGGCATGAAGGCAGAACTTTATGCTGGTCTAATCTATGAGCGTAACGGTGGTGTGTTCGAAATGTATGATGTACTAAGCGAAGACCAAAAGTAATTTAACCATTTACGTTCAAAAGCCAGTTAATTAGTTGACTGGCTTTTTTTACGGCTGTATAATAGTCATACAGGAGAAACTATTATGCCAAAGATGTATGGTCCAGAAGAAAAAGCAAAGCTCGAGCGTTTGATCAACGAAGGCTCAAATGTACTGCGTGAAGTAGAAGATCTCAACGAAGGTCTTAAAGAAACTGTCAAAGCAGTTGCAGAAGAATTACAAATCAAACCAAGTGTGATTAATAAAGCTATTAAGATTGCACATAAAGGTGATTTCAAAGCACACGACGAAGATTGGAAAGAAGTGGAAGCCATTCTTGACATTACCAAACGTATTGATTAATGTTTAAAATTTTTAAGCCAACTATAGATTGGATTAAAGAAGACTATGCCACCCACCCTGTAAGATTTAGCTTAGAGTTGTTGGCATGGTTCTTGAGCATTGGTTGTACTATCTGGATGGGGTATACTTTACCTACCCCTCCATTTATTTGGTTATATCCGCTGTTTGTTTTTCAGTGTACAATTTTTGCGTGGGCTGCTTGGACACGTGGGAGCACTGGTATGATTGCAAATTATGCTCTAATTGCCACTATTGATGTGATTGCTTACATTCGTATGATAAGTAATGCATAAGCAAGGTCAGCGGGCCATAAACCGCACATTAGGTATTTGCAAGCCGTAAATTGCATAGGAGAATATTTTGAGTTATGTAGACGCTTTCTATGATAGAGAGCAAGATATTATCAATGTCGTTGAACGAGACGACAAAGGTCAACGGCATTATAAAGAATATCCAGCAAGGCATATTTTTTATTATAATGATCCTAAAGGCAAGTTCCTTTCGATCAAAGGTGAACCCCTAAGCCGTGTAAGTTCAAAGAATGTTAAAGAACATCGCAAAGAACTTGCTATTCACAGCAACAAAAAATTATACGAAAGCGATATCAATCCCATTTATCGCTGTCTAGAAGATCACTATCTTAATCAAGATGCTCCAAAACTAAACGTAGCGTTTTTCGATATTGAGGTGGACTTTGATCCAGAACGTGGCTATGCGTCGCCAGAAGATGCATTTATGCCTATCACTGCCATTGCCGTTCACCTACAATGGATGGATACCATGGTGTGTCTAGCTATTCCTCCTAAAACAATCAGCATGGAAGAAGCTCAACGGCAAGTGTTAGACTTTAAAAATGTCATGCTGTTTGACAATGAAGCAGACATGCTTGATACTTTCTTAGATCTTATTCAAGAAGCTGATGTACTAAGTGGCTGGAACTCGGAAGGCTTTGATATACCGTATACTGTTAATCGTGTAACCAAAGTTCTAAGCAAAGAGGACACCCGCAGATTCTGCCTGTGGAATCAATTTCCTAAAAAACGTGAATACGAAAAGTACGGTAAGACTGCTATTACCTATGACTTTATTGGTCGTGTACATCTAGACTCGTTGGAACTATATAGAAAATACACGTATGAAGAACGCCATACCTATCGATTAGATGCTATTGCTGAATACGAGTTAGGTCAAAGAAAAACACAGTACGAAGGCACACTAGATCAACTGTACAACAACGATTTTAAAACGTTTGTTGAGTACAACATCAACGACTGCCAACTGCTTGATGATCTTGACAAGAAACTAAAGTTTATGGATCTTGCCAATACACTGGCACATGAATGTACTGTATTGCTACAAACTACTATGGGTGCTGTAGCTGTTACTGAACAGGCCATTATCAACGAAGCTCACAAGCGTGGAATGATTGTTCCTAATCGTGTTAACCGCGAAGGTCTTGACACACAGGCTGCAGGTGCTTATGTTGCGTTTCCAAAGAAAGGCATTCACGAGTGGATTGGTTCGTTAGACATTAACTCTCTATATCCAAGTGCCATTAGAGCACTAAACATGGGTCCGGAAACTATTGTTGGACAGTTACGTCAGGATGGTACTAAAGATTTTATTACGGCAGAAATGTCTAAGGGTCGTAGTTTTGCAGGTGCATGGGAAGGTATCTTTGGTTCATTAGAATATACTGCAGTTATGAACAAAGAAGTTGGTCGCGAGATTACCATTGACTGGGAAGACGGCGGTGAAGATACTCTAAGTGCTGCACAGATATATGATTTAATATTTGAAAGTAATCAACCTTGGATGATTTCAGCTAACGGTACTATCTTTACCTACGAGAAAGAAGGTATTATTCCTGGATTGCTTAAACGTTGGTACGCTGAACGTAAAGACATGCAGGCCAAACTAAAAGAATGTATAAAGGCGGGAAATAAAATTGAAGAAGAATATTGGGACAAACGTCAGCTTGTTAAAAAGATTAACCTCAACAGTCTCTATGGTGCTATTCTTAATCCTGGTTGCCGGTTCTTTGACAATCGTATTGGTCAGTCCACCACTCTTACTGGCCGTGCCATTGCCAAGCACATGGCTGCTAAGGTAAACGAAATTGTCACAGGCGAGTATGATCACATAGGTAAAGCTATTATCTATGGTGATACAGACTCCTGTTATTTCTCAGCTTATAAAACCCTCAAGAAAGATATTGACTCTGGTGCATTGCCGTGGACTAGAGAATCTGTAGTCGAACTTTACGATACCATAGGAGAAACTGTAAATGACACATTCGTCAAATTCATGCAAGACAGCTTCCACTGCCCAAAGACAAGGGGAGATGTTATCAAAGCAGGGCGAGAGATCGTCGCATCAAAAGGTCTGTTTATTACTAAGAAAAGATATGCAGTGCTCTACTACGACAAAGAAGGCAAGCGAGCAGACACAGACGGACAGGGCGGTAAGATCAAGGCCATGGGGCTCGACCTCAAGCGTTCAGATACCCCGGTTGTTATCCAAGATTTCTTAAGTGAAGTACTAACACAGGTGCTGAACGGT